GCTCCTTTCGGAGCCCCCCTGGGTCTTGTCAGACCCCATCGCGCAAGTGATGTCTATCTGATCGAGCCACGGAGGTTACCTTGCCCATGACTTCGGAGAATCACTCCGATCCTGGACAGACCATGCGGTCTGGCTTGTTGTCCCAGGGCCTCACAGAGGTCCTGGTACCAGCCGGGGTAACCAAATCCCAGCGCGGTTGGCGCTCCAGAGATCTTTCCCAAGAGGAGGTAAACTCCATTGGGAAAGCTTCTGTCTCTGGAAATATCACCTCTCTAGTCGCTGCCTATGAAGGCGCCGACTATGAGTACTCTAGCCATGCATCACGAGGTTTCGTGGTGAATGACAGAGACTACACAGAGATGATCCGGACTCCCTCTAGTCACTCTTACCGAGCGACTATGGAGATTCAACCGGGTATCAACGGGATCTATGATCTCGTTGGTTACATTGCGCCTCAAACGGTTGATGGGAGTTTTTCTCCCGCCATACCGTCGGAGACCACCATGCGAAATATCGCTGGTGGGCTCCTACGCCGCGCTATTCCTACGAAGTCTGAGATCAACCTGACACGGATAGCTGGTGAGAGTCGCGAAGCTCCGCTGCTTTTCAAAGCAGCGAACTATCGCCCTCGCAATCCAGCCGAAGTGGCAGGCTCATATCTCAACTACCTGTTCGGCGTAAAGCCGACGGTGTCCGACCTTCAGTCAATTGCTGAGACTGTCCAGAAATGGGACAGTCATCTCCGTAGCTACGTCGCTATGGAGAAGCGTCGGATTCGTAGGAGTTCCACCGAGAAGTTGGGTTCCAATAGTGATTCCGGTATGAATACCGGGCACTTTGGATACAACAACTCTTCCCCTATCGCTTGCGGACCAATGACGGCCAATGTAGGTAGGTTACTACCTGGCTCGCCATTCTCTGCGAACGATAGTCTCGGTGTGACAATCACCTGGTCATGCTTCGTGACTCAGAGTCTTCGTCAGTTCTCAACGTTTGAGTACTTTGTACCCAGACCGCGAGATCTGATGGGGCGTCTGGACAAGTATAGACAACTTGCCCAGTCAGTCATCGGTGGAGGTCTAGATGAATCCACCGCGTATGACCTCACTCCCTGGACCTGGTTGGCTGGCTGGTTTGTTGATGTCGGAGGTTTACTCCGGTACCAACAATCAGTCGCCGATAACCAGGTCGTAGCTTCGACCTGCGGATACTCCTTCTACGAAGAAGGCCGCGGGTCGATCCACTTCAGTGGTCTCTACCCGGATGGCGGATCTTGGCCTGCGAAGGTTTCTAACTTCACAGCCGGAGCCGCTACATTCGAGTGGAAACACCACATCCGAAGAGGGAGTTCACCGTACTCGATCGGGCCCACATGGGACTTGTCCCAACAGCAGTGGGCCATACTCGGAGCACTTGGTCTTTCCAGGGCTCCCGGGGTACCCATCAAAAGGTGATGGATACCCTCTACCCATGGGATGCTCCCATGAGTACTCATCGCCGGGAGGCGTAGAGAGGAGAGGGGCTGTGGCTCTTGCCGACCCTCAGAGCGTCACGATCTCGGGGACCGCTGTGTCCCTGCCACGTACTGGAATTGCCCTGGATCAGGGCAGTTTCACGGACGCGACAGGACAGACTTCACTGTCTGTTTTGCACAGTTCCGGTCGTCGAACCCGTCACACCGTCAAGCTCCAGAAGAGCCTCGTTGTGGCAGATCCGCTCGTTCCAAGCACCAACCAGAACGTTTCATACAGCGCTCACATCGTGCTCGACATGCCAAAGAATGGCATTGCCGTTGCTGATGTGGTTGCTCTTGCAAACGCACTGGTGGCCTGGAGCACTTCTGCCAACCTTACCAAGGTTGCCGGAAGCGAGAGTTGACGCTCTGGCCTTTGAGACTCCTTGTCAAAAGGAGACCCTCAAAGGTCTGAGGTTACGAGCAGTGTCACGCTACGATCCAACTACCTCTATTGGAGGAGCTGGTGAAAAGCGTAGTCATGCTCTGGGTCGCCTGCCTGAAAGAAGCAGGTGATCAGCATCACGTGCGCGTCCATCGAGATTTGGCTTATGCCGAATCTCGCATCGAGGATGAAGGGTACGCCTTTTTGGCGATAACCCTTCCTACCTTCGAGAAAGATTTCCTCACGGGAATCTCTCGCGGGTACGTCGGATCCGACCTCTTCCACGGTTTCCGTAGGAGAGGGGGTCTCCCGGCATTCCTGTCGGGTTTCCTTTTCCGAGTCTTCGATGCTGACGGTGTGCTACGTCCCGACGCTGACCCAACGGTGATTCGTTCCGTGAGGCAGGTTTTGCTCCTTGTGAGCAAGATCGAAATTCCCACTTCAAGGAAGCGAGAAGCCGATGCTCTTAGAGCATACGTCGAGACTGATGCACAGCTTGAGGAGTTGCCCGAAGTCGACCTTGGTCGTTTTCGGGATACTAGTAGGCGTCTTCTTGGCGCTTACTTGTCTGCGGTCGAATCCAGACTCTGGTCTGGAGACTGGATTCCCCGCCACTCCTCGGGGGCGCTTGCTACCGGAGAATCTTACAACCTCCGATACGCAAACGTCACCTGGACTGAACGACTCAACGAGGTCTTCCCATGGTGGGAAGACCTGGCTGTCAACCCTCATGAGATACGAGATCTCATGGAGGACGTTCAGATCCTGGCTAGGGATCACGAGCCTCCTGTTAAGGTGGCTCTGGTCCCTAAGACGCTGAAGAGTCCCCGCATCATCGCTGAGGAGCCTTGCTGGATGCAATTCGTCCAACAGGGTATCCTCAATGTGATGACGGAAGTTCTTCTCCAACCGAAGTTCCGAGCTCTTGCCCGGATCTTCAGTTGGATGGACCAAGAGCCTAACCGACTCTTGGCTCAGATTGGATCACTCGATGGTAGCTTCGCCACCATCGACCTCTCTGAGGCATCCGACCGCGTCTCTCTTCAACTTGTTGAGAACCTCCTAGCTAGCGCTCCCTTTCTCAGGAAGTGCGTGCTTGCGGCAAGATCGGAGACAGCTAAGCTGCCTACCGGCGAGACCGTGGTTCTCAAGAAGTTTGCCAGTATGGGATCCTCACTATGCTTTCCAATCGAGTCGATGGTGTTCTTCATCATCGCCTCGATGGCATGTGCGGAAAGTACTGGCAGTGCCCCGTCGGCCCTTCGGGTGCGCGATCTTCCGCGCCTCCGAGTCTACGGTGACGACTTGATCGTCCCCGAGACAGCCGCACGTTCTCTGACTGACTTGCTTGAGACCTATGGTCTCAAGGTGAACTCTCGAAAGAGTTTCACGACCGGCCTTTTCCGTGAATCATGCGGAGCAGACTGGTTCAAGGGCGTTGACGTCACCGTTTTCCGGCTGAAGTCAGTGCCTCCCGAGTCAGAGCGTCAACCTCGGCTCATCGCCAAAGCAATCTCGTTCCACAACGTGGCTTTCGGTCACGGGTGGTTCCGAGTAGCGGAAACGATGGAAGGCATCCTTCGGGATGTCCTACCACGTATTCCGCGTGTTTGGCCAGAGACCAAGGTCTCCGCACTCTGGTCGTTCGAAGGTCCCTTTGCTGTGCGGACCTGCGATCGACTTCATCGGCCGATGGTTCGTTCTGTCGTTTTTAGACAGAACAAGCCAATCGATCCGTTGACTGGGTACGGTGCGTTCAAGAAGTTTCTCTCTCCTCATAGCGAGGACAGAGAAAAGAACCATCTTGAACGTGACGGGCGTTCCCGATACGCTGGTGTTCATATCGGGTGGGTGGTCAGACCGTAAGGTCTGACCGAGCGGGGCCGAAGATACGGGCGTCGTAGAAGCTAGGAGGCGGGTTTATGTGGGGTAAGCCTCATAACCGAGAGGGGGACAACCCAGACTAAAGTTAAGGTCCCCAAATGTCTACTAAGTGTCAAACCAAA